AAGGTCCGGAATGCCCCGAACGAGATTCTGGATCTGCCCGCAGGTGATGGCATGGGGCAGCAGACGCAGGCGGGCCAGTTTCCAGCGGCGGAGCTGAAGAATTACCTGGATGCGATCGACAACCTGTCGACGGCGATCAGCAGCATTACCAGGACACCGAAGCATTATTTTTTCAGCGTGGGATCCAATCTTTCCGGGGAAGCGCTGATTGCCATGGAAGCGCCGCTGAACAAGAAAGCGCAGGACCGCATCGACCGCTTTGCGCCGGTATGGAAAGAGGTGGCACTGTTCATGCTGCGGGCTGGCGGGTACGTCGTCAAGCCGAATGCGGTGCAGGTGATCT